CGTTCAAATGTGGATAGTACATCTCTTAATGTTTGATCGCTTCCTTCTTCTGCAGGCAAATCTAATATGTCTTTATATTCTTGTCCGTCATATATTTGTTTTAGTTTTAATCTATATAAATGTGGATACCAAGTTTGACTAAATCCTTCACTTGCCCGGTTGACGTCTTCAACTACATAAAATCTTTTCAATGCCATACTTGCATCATTAAGAGCATATTCATCTTTTAAATGAGGTAATTCAATAACATCACCACTAATTATTTTTCTTCCAAGTGTTTTCACAGAACTGTTTATATGCACTGTCATAAACAATGTATCATTTTGTAAAAACAAACCAAATTGTGATAAATCAAAATCATTGTCTTGGACGTTATAGTGTCCTCTGATAGAGTAAATATCTTGATCATATTTTCTATCTCGATTCTCAAGAAACAACAAATCTTGTATATTTGTTACTGATTCATTTTCGTAAATAGGTTTTTCTTTAGTTGCTTCTTCTGCTGTTGGATTTTTAGTTCCAATATATTTGTGTAAATGTACATCTGTACCACCCACAGTAAATTGTTCTAGAATTACACTGTCTAGAAAACTATAATCATTTGATTTTTCTGGTCTATATAAACTTAGTCTTGGCATATGTATATTTATCGTATAAATATATATGGAGAGATTCAATGAACGCAATACCTGACCTAACAACACAAAAACAACAAATATTTGACTATGTAAATGCATTCCTTGGTGGAGGAATGGTTGATGTAGAACTTGATCCAATTCATTATGAAACTGCATTGACAAAGTCATTAACCAAATATAGACAACGTAGTGAAAATAGTGTTGAAGAAAGTTATGCTACAATAACCTTAGTAGAAAGTCAAAATGCTTATATACTTCCACAAGAAGTTATTGAAGTAAGAAAAATTTACAGAAGAAGTGTAGGTAGTAGGTTAGGAGCAAGTGCAGATGGTGGTAGTTTATTTGAACCTTTTAATTTAGCGTATACAAATACCTATTTGCTTGCAGGATCTGGAATAGGTGGTCTTGCAACATATGATTTTTTTGCACAACAACAGGAACTTATAGGTAGAATGTTTGGTTCGTTTATGGAATTTAAATGGAACCCTACTAGTCATAAACTTACAATACTTCAAAGACCAAGAGCTGAAGAAGAAGTATTATTGCAAGTTTATAATTACAGACCTGATTTTGAATTATTTGCAGATTACAAAGCCTCACAATGGATAAAAGATTATACACTTGCAGGTTGTAAGTATATGCTTGGTGAAGCAAGAAGTAAATTTAGCACAATAGCCGGTCCTGGTGGTGGAACTACATTAAATGGTGATACACTTAAAGCAGAAGCTCAACAAGAAATGGAAAAACTTGAACAAGATTTGTTTATGGCAGTTGCTGGTGGTACAGGGTACGGATTTTTAATAGGTTAAAGATTTTCATCATGTACATATAATTGCATTAACGCATAATGTAAAACTTTTAAAAGATCTTTTCTAGCATCTTCTTTTGTTCCTTTTTTACCATACCGTTGTCCATATTTTAAAACATTACCAACACAAAACCCAGTGCCATGTCCGCCATCAATAATGAATTCAGTTGCTTGAAATTTATCTTTTGAGTAATGTGCATCATATGTCGTATCTATATATTTTGCAAACTCTTTAATATATTGGTCTTCTTTAAATTTGTATTTTATCATAAACAACTCCTTAGTTTTTATATTTTACACTATTAATATGTCCTAGTCAATAGAAAAATGCGTGTATAACTATACCAAAAGCAATAAAAATCCTCAAATCTGCTAAATAATAGTAATAAGAGATTAGACCCATAGGAGAAATTAAAATGGCATTAACATCACCAGGTGTATCGGTTAGCGTAATAGATGAGAGTTTTTACACTCCAGCAGAACCAGGTACCACTCCAATTATCTTTGTCGCCACCGCAGAAAATAAACTGAACGGTGCTGGAACAGGTATTGCACCTGGAACTACAAAAGCAAATGCTGGTAAAGTTTATTTGTTATCATCACAAAGAGACTTAGTAGAAACTTTTGGAGATCCAGTTTTCAAAACAGATGCAAACAATAACCCAATACACGGCGGAGAGCAAAACGAATACGGATTACAAGCCGCTTACAGCTACTTAGGTGTAAGTAACAGAGCATATGTAGTAAGAGGAGGCGTAGACTTAGATTCTTTAACAGCAAGTGCAAATCCAACTACAGCAAATCCTGCAAACGGAACTTGGTGGTTAGATACAAGTACAACACTTTGGGGAATTCAACAATGGAACGCCGCCGCAGTAACCACAACAGGCGGACAAACATTTGCAAATAAAACTCCTATAGTAATTACAGATTCAACAAAACTAGTTGGCAATTCAGCTACAGGTGCACCAAAAGGGTCAATTGGTGCTGTAGGTGATTATGCTGTAAGAGCAACTACCACAATTATTAAAACATATTATAAAAATACTTCAGGCACATGGGTCGAAGTAGGAAGTGCTCTTTGGAAAAAATCTTGGCCAAGTGTTGCAAGCACATCAGGAGGAACCACAGGTGTAGGAGAGCAATTTACTATTGCTATAAGCGGTTCACCTACTACTGTTACAACAAGTGGTACAACGCTTTCTTCATTAGCAGGTGATATCAACACAGCCGCTATTACAGGTATTACAGCGGCAGTTGTAGATAATAAACTTGAAATTTATAACGACGGTACTGGAAGAGACTTTATTGTTATTACAGACGGATCAGGCACTCCTTTAGCAGACATAGGTATGACTGCTGGAACATACTATACTACAGCATTAACTATTGCTCCACATACAAGTGTGCCAGAATATAAGTCAGGCGATTCAAATCCAAGACCAACAGGATCACTTTGGATAAAAACAACAAATCCAAATTTAGGTGCTGATTGGAAAGTACGTCAATGGAATTCTACTACAGAAAAGTGGGATCTTTCATCAACACCACTTTATACAGATAATGCAACTGCATTAAAAGAACTTGATAAAGCAGGTGGCGGATCAAATTTAACAGCCAATACTTTATATGCAAAATACAATGCGGCTGATGATGCTACTCAACTAGCATCTTACTATATCTATTATAGAAGCACAACTGGTGCAACTACTATTACATCTAGTAAAATTACAGCAACTACATTTGGTGCAGGTACTCTAGGATTTACAGTAAGTGAATCATTAAAAGATAACGCAACAATGACATCACCAGTAACTGCATCATTTACAGCAACAGGTGCAACTACAGATTCAGACCTAATGGCAACTGCTATTAACAATTTAGGACTTGTTAATGTAAGTGCAAGTGTAGATAGTCAAAATCGTGTTGTAATACAACATTCATTAGGTGGAGAAATAAATTTTGTTGACACTGATAATGCTTTAACTGCGGCAGGATTTGTTGCAGGAACAACTACTAACTTAAACTGGCAACCAGGAGAAACTGGTAGTAATCCAGAAAAATTAAATGCATCGCTTTGGGCAACATTGTCTTATACTGCAAGCGATAGTGCTCCAACTGCACTAGCGGCTGATGGTGCTTTATGGTATAGCTCAGTTGTAGATGAAGTAGATATCATGGTACACAACGGAACTGACTGGGTTGGATATTTATACGAAGGCGGAACTGGAGTATCAGCTACTAGTTCACCATTTTATAATGCTACACCAGCCAATGCACCAAGTGCGGCAGGACCAATTGTGAGTGCAACAGAACCAACAGACACAAGCAGACCAGACGGTAATGCACTTGTAACAGGAGATATATGGATAAGCACAGCAGATCTTGAAAATTATCCAAAAATTTACAAGTATAACTCTGCATTGTCTGTAAATAAATGGGTGCTTCTTGATAATACAGATCAAACAACAGAAAATGGAGTACTATTTGCAGATGCACGATGGTCAACTTCAGGAGGTTCTGCCACTGTTCACACAATAGGAGCTATTGAAGATATGATCACAAGTGATTATGTTGATCCTGATTGTCCAGATCCAGCACTATATCCAAAAGGAATGATTTTATGGAATCTACGCAGAAGCGGATTTAATGTTAAGAAATTTTCTAGAAATAGCATCGATCTAACATTAACAAATACAAGACAAGGCGGAGCTTCAATGGCAAGTTACTATCCACATCGTTGGGTAACTGAGTCAGCAAATAACAGCGACGGTTCTGGATCATTTGGTAGACAATCACAGCGTAAAGTTGTTGTTCAAGCGTTACAAGCAATGGTTAATAGTAATGCTGATATTAGAGATGACGAATCAAGAATATTCAACTTAATAGCAACTCCAGGATATCCTGAATTAATTGGTGAAATGAATAGTTTAAATGCCGACAGAGGACTAACGTGTTTTGTTGTTGGTGATTCACCATTTAGATTAGCCTCAGATGCTACAACACTTAATAACTGGGCAACAAACGTTGCACTAGCACCAGAAGATAATGACGATGGACTTGTAACAAGCAACGAATACTTGGGTGTATACTATCCAAGCGGATTTACAAGCGATAATGCAGGTAACAATATTGTTGTACCTCCAAGTCATATGGTTTTAAGAACTATTGCATTGAATGACCAGGTTGCATTTCCTTGGTTTGCTCCAGCAGGTACAAGACGTGGTGGTGTAACTAATGCAACTGCAACAGGATTTATAAATAGCGAAGGCGAATTTGTAAGCA